TCCTGGTTCTTTGATCGTGAAACTCTGTCCATTTAAATCGAGACCAGAGTTGGCGCTTGTTACTTGCCCCTCTGTTCCTCCTAATGGATTCACTATCACTGAGTTTGTTGTTGGGTTGGGACTGAGAGATTGTCCCCCGTTGGTTACGTTTGAACCCGATACTGAATATTGCCATCCTGTTGCATAATCTATAGAGTTAATCGTTTCAGTCACCTTCGACGTTGTTTCCGTGTGACTCGTCATAGATCCCTGTGTGAAGTTTGGGACCACCGGGACCGCCAGCGCAGCGGCAGGAATAAGACATACTCCCACCGCAGACATCACAATATATATGATTGTCTTTCCAGAAGTCATGTTTTCTGACCTCCATTTTTATTTAGTGTAGGATCGTGAGCTCACTGACAAATTGACCAGTAGCATTTGTACCAGCACCACCAGCAGTCAAAGTAATAGCACCAGTAGTAGCAAGAGTACCTGCTAGAGAACCAGCAGAACCAGCAGCAGTAGATGTAATATTGCCAAATGCTGCTACATCACCAACAGTAGGTGCAGAAGTTGGGATTACATCACCTTGTGTGAAAGCAGTGCTAAAAGAGAATGACTCTCCGCTTGTTGCATTAAGTTGATTTGCTGAAATCGCACCAGGAGAATAGATTCCACTGGTGATTGCTCCAGTTGAAAGCATACCAGCGGTTGTTCCGTCAGAGGTGCCGACATTTGAACCACTAACAGAGTAGGAATTTCCTAAACGTGTGACGTTAGTAGCAGCTGCATCAACGGTTAATTGAACACTAGAAGATAACTTATGAGTAAGAGCACCTGCATTTGCTGCTGGTGCGGTCATCAATAACATTATGAAAGGTAAAAACCGTTTCATAGTAAAACCGAAAGGGGTAAGTGTAGGTATTTAGAAGTATGAAAATTAAATAAAAGATTTATGTTCATCAGTTACTTTTTTTAGATTATTTGTGCTATAGTTATACTGAATATAATTGTTTTGCTGAAATGCAATATGTATGATCATGTAATAGATGAGAATATATTTCCAAGTTTTGTGTGTTCTTGTATCCCTCAGATTGATATGATGTCACAATTGGAGGAGGCATATGATATCAAGACTCATTATAAATCGGAAGATGTATCTAATGAAGGTGGATATCATTCACCAAAATTTATTGGAACAAAGTTTTCTACTCTCAGGGATACTGTGGAACAATTTTGTAATGATCTTTTAGACCAAAAAGGTCTTGAATTATCAGTTTCTAACATAGAGTATTGGTGCAATATTAATAAGTCATATAACTACAATGTAATGCACTCTCACGGTCGTGCAGATCTGATTGGAATTTACTATATCCAACTTCCTCCAGATTCTGGTAATCTGGTAGTTATGAGGAATGATGGATCTCAATACTGTGATTTGTACGAAAATCGTGCTGATATGCTAGAATATATCATCGAACCAGATACTGGAAGACTGTATATACTTCCAGGACACTTGTGGCACTATGTCACTGGAAGCAATAGTGAAAAGGATCGAATTTCAATTTCATTCAATATCTACACATGATTAAACGTTTTACTGAACTTCTTACTCAAACTGTAGAGACACAACTGTCTATACTTCAAAAAAAAGCAGGAATTTATAAAGAAGAATTTACTACTGATAAAGAATCTAAAAAATTAAATAAAGATACTACTCCACATACTGGGATTCCTGCACCTGTATATCTTAAAGATGATCCTTGGTTTGGACCCGCACCGATACCAACCGAGAATCAGAAAGATTATATGGAAAGGGAAACTAAGATTAAACAGGAAGAGCAAAAATCGAAATCTGAAGAAACTTGCGAATCTGAAGATATCCATGCTAAGATGTATGAGATTGCAACTCAGAACTGGACCACCGTAATAGAACCTCAAGGCGGTTCTGAAAATTTCCAAGAAGGTCCTAGTGGTTGGAAATCTGGAATACGTTGACAATTCCTCCACTGTACTGTAAAATACTACTATGATTTTAGAAACCATCCTGGCACTGAGTGCCGTTGATTACGATCATCTTGCCCGTGCCGTTCAGGTAGAGGCAGTACCCAATACTCGTGATGAGTTTTGTGTTGCTGTTTCAATTTTGAATCGTGTTCGTTCTCCCTACTTTCCCAATACAGTAGCAGACGTTGTTTATGCTCCTGGTCAATATGAAGGATTTCTATATTGGAATCCCTCTGCAAAACAGAGTGTTGTCAACCGATTAAAAGATAATCAAAATCTTCTTGATGCATATTCTGTGATTGGTGATCGAACAAGTTTTAAAGGTCAAAGAATGCTACCATATCGTGTGGTAGCAGAAGATCCAATGTGCGATTCTAGAGGAAACTTCTTCCATTATCATTGGCAGGGGTGATCCCTTCTGACTCGTTAGCTCAGCTGGATAGAGCAACTGCCTTCTAAGCAGTCGGTCGTAGGTTCAAATCCTACACGAGTCGTTGTCCTTTTTTATTCCTTATGGGCAAATATGATTTTGGTGGACAACCACCAGTAGCAGTCAACATCCTTAGACTCATTAGTGAGTTGGAAGGTTCTTCTCAAATGCTCAAATATATGGGTTTTGAAGAAGATATGAATGCTATTAATGAAATGAAGAAGAGATACTATAAACTCTACTTCAAAACCAATAAGGAAGAAAAGGCAAACAATCCTCTATAGCTCAGTTGGTAGAGCAGGTGACTGTTAATCACCCTGTCCCTGGTTCGAGTCCAGGTGGAGGAGTTGCCTCCGTAGCTCAGTGGTAGAGCAGGGCTTTTGTAAAGCTCAGGTCGCAAGTTCAAATCTTGTCAGAGGCTTGACAATCTACAACGGTTGTCATATACTACTCTCATCCGTGTGAAGGATGTGTAAGGGAAGTAATTCCCTACCACTTGCGGAATTAGTTTAGAGGCAAAACTAAAGGTTTCCAACCTTTCGTCACCAGTTCGATTCTGGTATTCCGCTCTTGGTGTAAAGATCGTAAGAGTATTTACACCTAAATAATAAACCTTTTGTCTTTCAGACAATTAAAGTAACAAAAGGTAATACTTAACACGGGACAGTCGAGTCCCTATTCATCTGCGGGTATCCATTCCGCAAGTAACTAAAGGTAACAAAAATGTTTAAATCTGTATTCGCAGCCTCTGCTGCTCTGTTCGCATCCGCTGGCGCTGCCCTTGCAGGTCCCTACGTCAACGTAGAAACCAATGCTGGTTGGACTGGATCGGAGTACAATGGCGCCGGAACGGACGTTCACGTAGGGTACGAAGGCGCATTCAGTGAAGCTGGTTCATTCTACGTGCAGGGCGGTGCTACTGTACTGACTCCCGATGGTGGCGACAGCGACACCGTTCCTTCTGGTAAGGCAGGTCTTGGTCTTGCACTGACGGACGCACTTGGTGCATATGGTGAAGTCTCATTCGTTGGATCTGGTGACGAAGATCTTGACCGTGGTTATGCAGGTAAGTTGGGCGTCAAGTACAACTTCTGATCGTTCATATAGACACATAAACATCTAGATGTTATACTGGGGGTGCGACGGCATCCCCTTTTTTTATGAGAAATTATTTTGTAAAGATCGTCACTCATCCTGCTACGCATTTTAATTTGATCTCTCTTGGAGTATTGATTCTGATTGGAATGCTTCATAATCATGCACACTTTTCAATGACTAAGGATGCAGATTCTTATGTGAGGCAGTGGTGTAGGTCATCAGCAGAAAACAAAAAGACCTGTATTCGTTATGGTGGTAACATGGACTATTGACACTATTAACTGATTATTGTATACTGAGGAATCTTCAAATCCCTTTTTTTCTATGAAGAAACGAACAAAAAAACTTTTAGATTGGTTTTTTGAAACTGATTTGGGTGAAGAGAATGTAGCAAATTGTGTTAATCTCTATGAACTGGTAGAAAAACTTCAATATCGATTAGAAAATATGGAAAATGAACATATGCATCTTGTTTGTGAAATTGGGAAGTTGCAGGGTAAACTAGATATGTTAGAATCTGAGTTATCTAATGAAGATTAATCTTTGGTATTCCAAAAGTATGGGACAGTGGCGATGGACTTTATGTGAAGAGTTTAAGAATGGTGTCACAAAAATAGAACAATACTCTGGAGAGCAGAAAGAACTTCGTATTGCAATGGATGATGTTGCAAATACTGTAGAGTATATGTTAGAATATAATGAGAAGGGCGAATAGCTCAGAGGTAGAGCACCTCCTTTACACGGAGATTGTCGGGGGTTCGATCCCCTCTTCGCCCATATAAATAGATCTGGAAAGACTTCTTTGAAGGAAGGATCACATTATAAAAAAATGGATAATGTAAAAGTTAGGTGCCGCTCCTGTGGTAAGGAGTTGATTGGGCATCCAATAAAAACTGTCTGCTGTGGTTGTCCAAATATGACAACAGTTCGTGGAGATAAAATTTCGGCAGTTGATTTAGGACAAGTTGTTATGCTAAGTTCTTATTCAAGTAAGAAAGAAAGTGTTCTTACTCAAGAAGATCTTGCTTTTCAGGAACAAAGAAAGCAACGTAAAATACGTAAATTGGATTTTGATATCAGATAAAAATTGTGAGAATATACGCATATTTTTATTGAGTGTAGCAATTTGATACAGTAAATAGTATTGTAGACATTTTCTTTCTACCATGCATCCCGACGAATTTCAAAACTGGGCAACAATTAAAAAAGTTTTTGAGGAAAACGGCACAACAAACAACTACTTTTACGTGCGTGCCTGTGCTATAGTTGGAGGACAACCAGACCCACTTGATATGAAAAAGAATGTCTCATCGGATGCCTGAGATAATACCAGATCATTTTACAACTAAAAAAGAAGTTCAGGAGATGATTGATGATGCAATACGAAAGCACAATCGTAATGCTGGAATTATCTCTATGTGTGTTGGTTGGGTTGTTCTCGCACTTTTTGCTGAGGGTTTACTTCGACTCGTCGGAGTAATTCCACCGTTATTGCCTTGGTTGAAAATTAATTTATAGGAAAATTATGAAAGTTGGATTGATTGGTCTAGGTCGTACTGGTGAAGGTATGGCTCGTCGTATGCTTGCAAAGGGTATTGAAGTCTGGGGTTACAGTAGCACTAACTATGAGAATGCCTGTGGACAATATGAAGCAGGGCACCTTAGTGGATGTGTAACTTCACTAGAGTATCTTGTCCAAGCAGTTAAATCTGATGGTAAGAAGTTCACTAGTGCAGGAAGAATTCCTGGCATCTTCCAAATCACACTGCCAGAGAAAAAAGCAGAAGACACACTTGATGAATTGCTACCTTTACTTGAGGAGGGTGATATTATCATTGATCACAGTACCACAGACATAAGAAAATGTCAGGAACTGGAACTATACTGTTCTAAGTTAGGTGTCTTATATATTTTCTCAGGGGTATATGGAGCACATGTTGCTATTGATGCTTGCTCTAAAATTTTCCAATCACTATCACCAGGTAATGTTGAATGACTCTATCGAATGTCTTACTCTGGGTATCAATTCCATTTGTGCTTCTTACTATAACCTTTGGACTTTATAGGGGTGAGAATTTCTACTACGAAAGTAATGACTATGATGGAAATGGAACGGCACATTAAAGGACGTTATGATTTTGCCATGAGTGCATTCTCTAGAATGTATGGTGTAAATTATGTAATGAGTTCACCTGATCTTTCTAGATTTTGTAAGAAGTGGTCTGAAACTGAGGGGCAAGAAGCACCTCACGGAACTATAAGTGAGATTAACTTTTACTTTTTAGATCTTTGGAAAATCTGGGGAGGATACGTATGACCCACATCGCACTCAAGGCAGCACACTTTGCCGCTGCCACACTCAATAATCCTTTTGGAATTGGAACACTCAGTCTTGCATTGGTTGTTGTTCCAATTTTTGGTATGCACATGGTTCACAAATATGGTTGGCAACATTGGGCACCATTTGACAGTCATCATAAGTAGTGTTATAGTACCTATGTTGTTCTCGTAACAACTGCGGTGCTTTCCTTTGGTAGGTTTAGAAGTAGCGGCGATAGGAACCTACCATTCAACTGCCAGTATAACCACTGGCACCTTGACTACATATAGATAAAACCTTATAATGTAAGGGTAAACCAAACACAACAATGGCACTGACTGAAAAATTCAAAAAGGACATCAGCACTCTCCGTGCTGCTGCCGATGGCGAAATTTTCCTTGATGTAAAGAATCCGAAACTTTTCAAAAAGGTACGCCGCTTCTACGAAAGAGATGGAGTGGTGTTTTCAGGAGAAGCATTAGATGATTATGAAATGTTGATGGAACTCATCTACAAAGATCTTGAAACTGTTGAGGTTGGTTGATGAACGATCTAGATTCTAAGTCTGTTGCTTCAACAAAAACCATTGTTATTCACGAACGATTGCCTTTTAGGTTTGTTCAAAAGGGTTATATTCAATCGAATGGTAAACCTGATTTTCGATTACAAGAACAGGATTATTACAATCGTAGGTGGTTTGATGTTTATCTGTTCGACAATGGAGATCAAATGCTTCTAGCCATTGAAGATGCAGAGTATCCTAAGTGGTTGACAGGTAAACCCTGCTATATCAAAGACTCGGTAAGTCGTGTAAACTAGCCCTGGTCGGGATGATCCCAAAGTCACGGATGGACTCTAACAGAACTGGTGGAGTCATTAGACCCTATTAAGAGTTTACGACATCTCTCAAATGGCGTTGGTGCGGATGGGTTACTCCCGCTCAGTTTCTTACTTCTGGTTAAAAAGTAAGTGGCGTGCATGACAAGACCTGATAGGGGTGGTTGCATAAACCACTCTTTTTTAGTATAATAGATACTATGCACAATAACCAAAATTTTTTAATGAGCGACTATAAGAAAACTGCACTGGTGCTTGGAGCAGGTGGTTTTATTGGAAGTCACATGGTTAAACGACTACGATCCGAGGGGTATTGGGTGCGTGGTGTTGATCTTAAGTATCCAGAGTTCTCTGAGACTGAAGCAAATGAATTTGTTCAGGGAGATTTACGTGACGTAAGTTTTGTTTCCAGAGTCATTCAGTATAAGGGTGAACAGGGTAACTTCTATAATTCAGTACCTTACCGTTACATCCGTCCATTCGATGAGATCTATCAGTTTGCTGCTGATATGGGCGGTGCTGGTTTTGTCTTCACTGGCGAGAATGATGCAGACATTATGCATAATTCTGTCACTATCAACTTGAATGTCCTTGAAGAAGTTCGTAAACTCAATGAGACTTTTGATGGTGAAGAAAATGGCACTGAATGTGTCCGACCTGATCTAGACCAACCCACCAAGATCTTCTACTCTGGATCTGCTTGCATGTATCCAGAACACAATC